AAAGAACGGGAAGACAACATTTGCGGCTGTATTTGCTGATTACCTCCTGTTTTTTGACGGAGAGGAAGAAGCAGAGGTCTATTGTGCTGCATCTGTTGAGAAACAGGCAAAGATATGTTTCGCAGCTGCAAAAAAGATGATCGAACACTCTCCTTCCCTTAAAAAAAGAACTAAGATACTGACGAAAAACATCAATATCCCTCAGTCGTCATCAAAGATGGAGATGCTCGGAAGAGACTCAGAGTCAATGGAGGGTATTAATCCTTCAGCTGCTGTCATCGACGAATACCACGTCTGGAAAAATAATGAGGTCTTTGAGAATATTCAGAGTGCAACTGTCAACAGGAAACAGCCGTTAGTCGTCATTATCACAACAGCCGGGCGTGACAAGACATTGCCGTGCTACAATTATCGAAATCTTTGCATTGATATTTTGAAGGGAATCAAAAGACAGGGCGACACTTTCGCAATAATCTACACTCTCGATCCTGATGATGACTGGAAGGACCCGGCGGTTTGGAAGAAGGCTAACCCGAATTATGGCGTTTCCGTCATTCCTTCCCGATTCAAATCAGAGTTTGAAGGAGCGGTAAATGATCCACGCAAGGAGGTATCTTTCAAGACTAAAAATCTAAATCTTTGGGTCGCTGCATCAGAAGTTTGGATCCCCGACGACAAATGGATGCTTTGCAGGCACGGGATAACGCTCGAAGATCTGAAAGGGAAACCCTGTTATTGGGGTCTTGACCTTGCCTCACATGTAGATATCAATGCACTTGCCTTATTTTTTCCTGACATCAAAGGCATTCCTGTTGCAAAAATGTTCTATTGGATTCCTGAAGCAAAGGTACAGGAAAAGAAAGACCGGGTCGATTATGCAACGTGGGTTAAACAGGGGTATATTAGGACAACTCCCGGAGAGGTCATCGACATTGACACTCAGGTATCGGACATAATGAAAATCATGCACGACTATCCTTGTGAGAACCTTGCCTTCGACCCCGCAAAAGCCTATCACGGAACTATTCAAGGACTCGCAAAAGAGGGTTTCCCTGAAGATAAGTTTGACGAGTACAAACAAAACATAATCAGCATGAGCGAGCCAACAAAGGAGTTTGAACGGATGGTAATGTCAGGAGTATTCGATCACCTGAATGACCCTGTTCTCCGCTGGATGCTCGCTAATGTTCAATTATATACCGATATCAACAACAACATCAAGGCTGACAAGAAGAGAAGCCGGGATAAGATTGACGGCATTGTCGCACTTGTCAATGCCATCGGCGGTTATATCGGGGTGCTATACGGAGAAGGAGATTATAAAAACATTTATACTGATCACACTTTAAGGATGTTATAATGAAAAAAACTTTTGTAAATCCGGCAGTTGGCAAAGTTGAAATTGATAGTGAAGTAATTCGCATGTTGTCAAAACAGGGCTTTGCCGATCTTTTCTGGGAAAAGCTTCAGGAGGCACGAAAAAAGAATCCATCAACGACTCAGGAAGATGTTTTTGACAAGCTCAACGAGAAGTATTATAACGCAATCGGCTGCACCCGGTATTCGTGTTATGATTCATTCAGACAACGATTAAATAAATAGAGAAATGGCATGGTATGATTTAAGCGGAGAAAAAGAGACAACAAAGGAGTATCTGGCAAGGGTTAAATACGAGGAAATTGTCTGCAAAAAGGTAAAAAGCTTCATGGAGATTGTTGATTGTGAGCTGTTGAAAAATGTTCAATACAGATTAGTCACAGAACAATCGTTCAACGCTATTGTTGTCATCAATTATTTTCTTAAGATATACGATGTCACGGAGATATATATCGCTGTATACCGCATGAATATTCAGGCAGTGAATCAGATCAAGAAGATTCTTGATGAAGGAAAAATAAAATGCTTCTTTGTTTTATCCTCTTTTTTCAGGGAGAATAAGAAATATGAGAAATGGTCAAGGGAGCTAGTTTTGTATTCGCAGCAAAAAGACAACATGAAAGTTCTATTCGCATGGAATCACGCAAAAGTCACACTAATCAGGACGGCTGATAACAGGCATATTGTTTTTGAGGGGAGCGGCAATCTGTCAGACAATGCAAGAATAGAACAGTATATCATTGAGGACAACGAGGCAACATATAATTTTCACAAGAATTGGATTACTAACATAATAGAGGCAAAATGATTGTAATAGCAGAAGAAAGAGAAGAGGAGGTTATAAATTTTGGCGCCTTTTCGTATTCAGTAGAAAAAATGGCGAACATCTTGAACCTGCCTGAGGCGGATATCAAGAAGGCTTTTGCCGACAAAAGCTCAAGATTTCATGAGCTATATCAAAAATGGGTCGATATGTCTGATTATGCCATTGACAAAAAGCTTTTTGAATTAGCAAAGACAGGCGATCTTAAGGCTCTTGAAAAATTTGAAGAGCGCAAAAGAAAGCGTCAGACAAGAAAATAACTATATCCTCCACCAGCCCCACCCCGTCGGTCCTTCCGTCGGGGTTTTCTTTTTCAAAAAATCTTGTAAACAATGTTCCATTGACGTTCAATTTTGAAAATCGAAATTCGTAGTACGATTATATACTACTTTTTTCGATAATGATGAAGCTTAAGGAACGAATTCGAAATGCTGCACATGTTCTCCGAAGAGGTACTTATCTAATGCCTGTTTCGGAATATGAAAAAGCCTTTGCAGATGCGACAGCAATTTCAGCAGCAGGGGTCGCTGTTAATGCTTCGTCGTCAATGAAGCTTTCGGCTGTATTCGCATGTGTCAGATTACTCTCCGAACAACCGGCTTCACTTCCCATTACAGTAACGAGGTCAGCGAAAGGAGTTCGCGAGGATTTGTCAGATAGTCCCCTGTATCAATTACTTCATTTCCCGAATATGTTCATGAATAGCTTTTCATTCATCGAGTTGATGAATGCAAGGCTTCAGCTTCACGGGAATTCTTATGCAGTCATCAAGTTTGACCGCAAAGGTGAACCCGTTGAGCTTATTCCCGTAGATTCCTCTTGTGTTTCAGTTAAGATTTACAAGGGTCAGCCCTTTTATATCATCGACGATCCTGAGATGGACGTTCATGGCACCTTCCTCTTTTGGGAGGTTATTCATTTCAAGAATCTTTCCCGTAATGGAGTAACCGGACTGAGCCCTATTTCTTGCGCTCGTGAAGGTATCGGCCTCGGACTTGCATCTGAAAAGTTCGGAGCTGACTTCTTCCAAAAAGGCGGCAACTTAAAAGGAGTGCTTGAGACAGACAATACCCTTGACGATAAGATATTTTCAGCATGGAAAAGTCGATGGGAAAAGTACTATGGCGGTTCGGTCGGCGATCACACTACTCCAATTTTGGAATATGGGATGAAGTACAAAGCTCTTGGCATTCCTCCGAACGACGCTCAATTCATTGAGACAAGAGTATTCCAGCTTCAGGATATTGCACGCTTTTTTAATGTTCCTCCGACTTTCATCGGGGAGTTGAGTAGGTCAACATTTTCAAACGGTGAGCAGATGGACCTTCAGTTCGTGAAATATTGCCTCCGTCCTACCCTGAAAAGAGAGGAAGTCGAACTAGAACAGAAACTCGTTAATCGCAATGAAGTTGGTTCAATAAGTATCAAATTCAACATGGACGGCCTCCTTCGTGCTGACATGAAGACCCGTGCAGCCTATGAGCAGACTCTTGTTTCGTCAGGAATTATCACACGCAACGAGGCTCGTGAAATAGAAAATAAGGCACCGCTTCCCGGATTGGACGAACCTCTTAATCCTGCATTCCTGACAGGGAATAAACCTCTTGATGCTAACGACAAAGAAACAGAAAAACAAAAAAAACAATGAGTAAAAGAATAACATTCGGACAGGTCAGAGAGATCCCCAAAGACGCTGAAGAAAAAAGGAGCATTCCTTTTGTTCTTTCAACACCTACAAGGGATAGGCATCATACCGTATTGAATCAGCCAAACTGGCAACTCGATAACTATCGCAAAAATCCGATAGTCGGCTACATGCACAACTTATACGGCGACATGTGCAACCCTCCTGATCCTGATGATGTAATTGCAAAATCGTCTGACATAGCAGTGATAGAGCTTGCCGGGCTTTCGACTTTGACTGCAAATCCTGTCTTCGAGACAGCAGATCTCAATCTTAAGGCTGACAAGATATTCAGAAAACTTATGTTAGGCACCTTAATGCTGCATCGGTCGGTTTTTTGGAAGTCGGTGCAGGCCAATGGGGCGTTAATGAAGAAGCTGAAGGACACGACAATGAGACGTATTATTTTCAGGGTCAGGAACTTCTTGAATGGTCTGTCGTCAACATCCCATCAAATCCCGACGGGCTGAAAAAGTCAATGCGTGATCAGACTACGTCTGCAATCACCTACACCTTCCGGGCATTAGGCGGAAAATATCGCTTATCGCAAATTGAGAACATGAGAGTACGTGACGTGCTCGATCTACTCGACGGGAAAGACATTGAGATCCGCGAAACTGATCCTGACAAAGTTAGAAAGATGCTGCTTGAGGAAATGGCACAGAAGGATATCAACGACATCATCGAAAAGCAGCAAAAAGAGTTAAAAAGAGAATTGGGCCTTTGAGGCAATTGTTTAATAATTAATAAATTAAAAAAGATGAACAGCAAGGAATTGCGCAAAAAGCATGCGGACCTTCTTAAGGAGCTTGAACCGTTAGCCAACAAAAAGGCCGCTGAGTTCACTGAAGATGAAAGAAAACAGTGGACCGAAAAACACAAAGAACTTTCTGACACTAACGAAGAGCTTCGTGTCGAGTTAGAGAAAGAGGAAGTTCTGAGGATGAAAGCTAACACTGAAGGAAAGACCTGAGTGATCAGGACAAAAAGGATCTGAAGAGATTCTCCTTCCGTAAATTATTTCTCGCGCTTGGTGAGGGAAGAACTTTGGATGGTGTAGAACTTGAAATGCACCAGGAGGCAGTTAAGGAAGCACGTGAAGAAGGACGGGTACTTACAGGAATAGGTATTCCCCTCCGGCTTCTGAATTATAAGGCTATGGGTAGTCCTATTGTTCGTGCAAGTACCGGTCAGAATATTGCAACTTCTGCGGACGGTGGATATCTGAAGCAGGATGAACCTCTGATCTTCTTTGAGGCACTCAGAAATAAGTTAATGTTTCCGGGCATGGGTGCAAAATTCCTGACAAACCTCGTCGGTGACCTTCCTTTGATTCAAGGCGGTTCATTTAAGGCTGCATGGTTCGCAGAAGATGAATCTGACACAACTCAGAAAGAGACATTAGGAAGGGTACTCCTTCAACCGAAACGCGTTCAGGCAACCGGCGCATTTTCAAAGAAGCTCTTAGTTCAAAGTTCTCTCGACATTGAAAGACTTATCGAATCTGACCTTATCGCTGCAATAGCTCAGGCATTACAAATTGCAGTAATAAACGGGGCTGGAACTAATGAACCTGTTGGAATTATTGGAACTGTTGGTATTGGCTCTGTTGTCGGAGGCGCAACGGGTCTTGCACCTGCGTGGGGTCATATAGTAGGTCTTGAGACTGAAATTGCAATTGACAATGCAGATGGAGCTTCAATGTCATATCTGACGAATGCAAAAGTTAGAGGCAAGTTGAAACAGACCGAAAAGGCCACCGGCACAGCTCAATTCATCTGGGATAAGAACGAGATGAATGGTTATCCGGCATTTGTGACAAATGCAGTACCGAGCAATCTCGAAAAGAGCACTTCAGGAAAAGTATTGTCAGCAATCATCTTCGGAGATTGGAGTAAGTTGTATATAGGTCAATGGGGTGGCCTTGACATCGTCGTCGATCCTTATTCTCTCAAGAAAAAGGGAGAAGTTGAAATAAGCGTACTGTCACAGTACGACTCGGCACCTGTTTGGCCTGCAGCCTTCTCGGCAATGCAGGATGCCATAACCGCTTAGTTTTCATAGGTAGTTAGTTTTTAGGGTAGTTGTCGGAAGGGGAAGGGAAATCCTCCCCCTTCTTTTAAAACTCAAAAAATCATTTGAAAATGAAATACTTGAAAGTTAAATTTCTAAAGCATCACCCGGAATTTTCATATTCCGCTGGTGATATAGGAACTGTCTCTGACGATAAGGCTGCATCGCTTTTGAAAACAGGACACGTTATTGTACTGCCTGAGGCGGACGAAGACGACAAAGAGAATCCTCTCCCGGAAGATTTCCCGGCTCGTGATATTCTTTTTGCTGCCGGGTTTGCAACTCCTGAAGATGTTCAGGCTGCTGGCGAGTCAATTACTGATACAAAAGGTGTTGGCAAGAACACCTACAAACAGATCGTTGCATATTTCGAAAAGTAAGCAATCATGAGCCTCCTTCGATATAAGATTAAGACAGCTCCGACATTTTCCCCTGTTTTGCTGACAAACCTCAAGAGTAGTCTTCATATTGAGCACTCTGATCTTGACGACTTGCTTCAGATTTGTCTTAATGTAGCAGCTGAAGACGCAGAGACAATGACCGGGAGGCAGATTGCACGTGCAACATTAACGGGCTATCTCGACGATTATCCTGATAACGATGAGCTGGAAATTGACAAAGGTCCTGTTGATAGCATTTTATCAATCAAATATTATGCTCAGGATTCTCCTGTATTAACAACCGTTTCCGCCTCTGATTATCAGCTTGACAATATCGACCTTACTGCCAGGCTCCGTTTCTCAAAGTCGTTCACGCCTGATCGCAGTCGAATGAACTCTGTTGAAATAGAGTTTCTGGCAGGATGGGCATCTGTCGATGCAATACCTGAGACAATTAAGGATGCAATCGTATTACTTGCTTCTGAAAGATACCTGAACCCTGATAATAAGATGCTAGGTAACAGCATTAAGGTATCAGCAGCCGAAAGGCTTTTGCGCAAGTATAAGATACAAAGATATTGAGATGACTAATCCCGGCACATTTGATCGAAAAGTTTCGTTTTGCGTTGCAACTACAACCAAGACGGCGGGCGGTGCCCCTCAAAAGACCTTCACGC